ATGAAGGCTTCTGAATTACTTGAAAAGCGTGTGAAATCGTTTGCCGATGCAAAGGAAATCATCAACGCGGCTGACCGTGAAAATCGTGAACTTACTGCCCAGGATGAAGAACGTTTTGATGCTCTCATGGCTGAAGGCGAAGCGGCAAACAAGCAATATCAAAACGCATTGCGTTCAGAACGTGTTGCAGAGGTTGAAAAAGAATTGGATCAACCAGTACGTTCACTAGCATTTCCAGCAGCAACAACTGAAACCAAATCTGGTTCGCCATATGGAACTGCAAAATATGCTGAAGATTTCCGGCACTTCATGGCAACTGGTGAACGGCGTGAATTAAGCATCGGTAATGACGGGGCAGTTGTTCCTGATGATCTTTTGGCACGTCTCATTCAATTCCGTGATCAAACAAATGTGATGCAACAGGTCACAACTGTTGAAACGTTCCCAAATGATGTTCAGATTCCGCGTGAAGTAACAAAAGCAGCAATTGCCGGTTTTGTTGCAGAGGCAGGTGAGGCTGAAAATAATGAACCAACATTTGATGCCCCAGATATCAATGCATATAAGCAGTTTGGTTCAACCACCTACACTGTTGAATTCTTGAATGATGCACGCATCAACGTGACTGAAACGGTTGCACGTCAGCTGGGTGAGGCTCATGGTAAAAACTTAGAAAAATATCAATGTATTGGTACAGGTATAGCACAACCCCAGGGGGTATTTGAGGCACCATTAACCGGGCCAAGCATCAATCAAACAACTGGTGCAATCAACTATGACAATCTGGTTGATATGGTTGTTGGTACTCATAAGCCACAGTACTTGACCAACTCAAACTTTGTAATGCATCAAACTACGTTTGCTCACATCTTGAAAATCAAAGATAGTGACGGGCGGCCATTGATTGAATTGGGAACTGGTTCCATTCTTCGTGATGGGGCTGTGGCAACTCTTCTGGGTTACCCAGTGTATTTGTCCGAATTTGCGCCCACATACGATGCAAGCAGCACTGACAACCAGATTGCATTCTTCCCACCAGAGGCAGTTTTGTGTGCAATGCGTAACCAAATGACATTGATGCCTGACCCATACGCAGGCAGAACTGGTGTTGGTGTTGGTTCACTCGCATCAAATGCTTCAACTGGGAAGGTCACCATGTTCAGTTTCATGCGTTGGGATCAAATCCTAGCACGGCCTGAGGCTGTTTCACTCCTCAGAACATCTGAATCTTGATCCTTTTTCCATTGGCTGCGTTGGTGCAACATCGCAGGGGAGGGGGCAATTTTTGCCCCCTCTCAACTCCATGAAAGCAAAACAATGATTGAGTCAATCACACCATCAACAGCAGCAATTTCACTTGCAGACATGAAAGAACATGCAAGGATTGATGGAACTCTTGATGATACCTATGTTGAAACCCTGATTTTGGCCGGGCAAAGGATCGTCGAATCAGAAATTAGAAGAACACTCAGTTCTGCTGTATGGCAACAAACCGAATCAACCAGGATGATTGCATTGGAATATGGTGATTTGGTTTCAGTTGATGCAGTTTTTGTGGTTGCAAAAGATGGAACTGAAACAGCAGTTTCAACAAGCAAATACCATTTGCCAGCAGCAGAGGGGGCAAGGTACGTTGAAATTGACAGTTCTGTTGATGGTGAACAATTCCGGGTGAGGTACACCACCACAATCAATGATGAAGCAAAACCCATTGCTGTTCAGGCTGTGAAAATGCTCTGTTCACATTGGTTTGAACATCGTGAGGAAGTTGTGGTTGGTGTTACCCCAGCAAGAATGCCCCTGGGGTATCAACATATTGTTGGTCATCTTTCATTGGCGAGGTATTGATCATGCAAGCCGGGATGATGCGCCAAAGGGTACAACCGTATTTTAAAATGGAAGCAACCGATTCAACTGGTGCAACTACTTTTTCATATGCCCCTGGGTCTCAATCATGTTGGGCTGATTTGCGCAACACATCCAGAAGAAAAACTGATGACAATGGTATTCAACCAATGGGTTCAGAAACTTGGGAATGTCGAGTTAGAGCGCATTCAATGTCATCTGCTGCTGGTGTTGCAATAGATTATGGTGATCGGATCAAATACCAGGGGGATATGTATGAAATTGTTGGGTTGGTCAATGTTCGCGAATTGAACTATGAACTGATCTTGACACTTGAACGGGTGGAAATCGAATGAGCCGTGTATATGCAACAGCTGAAGTTGATGCAAAGCGGTTCAAACGTCTCATGATTGAATTGTCTGGTGTCAAAGATCCAAAAAGGCAGCAGGCTATTTTAGGCAAGGCCGGCCAAGCAGCTGATTTGATTTTGAGAGATGCCACAATCAGAGGGTACCAGGCAGCAGGCACCAGGCTGAAAGATCGTCCGACCAACAAACGTGCATCTGGGGCATTCCTTAAAGGCATCACAACAAAAGGTTCATATGCCAATAAGGCTATCAAGAGGCGTGGCGGTTCACTTGATTTTGTATCCTGGATTAATTTCAAGAAACCAACAAACAGAATGGTTCACTTGTTTGAAACTGGTTTCACTCCTGGGTATGGAACAACAAGAATTGCAGGCTGGTTCAGCAGGCGTAGGGCATTAAAAAGAAACCAGGATGAAATGCAGCGTGTCTTTATGCGTTCAATGCGTGTTTTGCTGGACATTGGCAGGAAAAAAGATCCAACAGTTTCAGAACTCAGGAAGGGGGGGTGATGATTGTAGGTATCAAAGAAATATTGTCCGGTTCAGCTGATGTTGTTGCAATTGTTTCAAATCGAATTTCACCAGATGTCAGAAATCGTGGTGATGTTTTTCCGGCATTGACTTATCAAGTTACATCTACTCAATCAACAGAATGGTCAACTGGTTCATCATCTCCCAGGTTTGCATCCGCGAGCGTTGATGCAATTGCTCGAACCAGGCTAGATGCTGAAATTTTAGGTGATAAGGTTGTCGCAGCGTTTGAAGATGCTGGGGCATACCCCACATCGGATTGCATCATCACAGGCCGCGTTGATTCTAGATCAGCATCTGAATTCTATGAACGGGGCGGTGATAACGAAATGGTATACATCACAACTATTGAAGCAACATTGACTGAGGTGAACTGATGGCAAATGGTTATTCATTCAACGGTACAACCCTTACATTTGACACTGGAGATGCAACAGTGCCGGCGTATCCAATCACGATCACATCATGGGCAACCAGTGGTGGTGATAGGCCTGAAATCGACATCACAACAGCTGGTGACACTTACAGAAAAATTCTGCCAGGCCTTGAAACCCCCAACCAATACACGTTTGAATGTGTGTATCAATCCCCCCCAGGTGTTACTGATGCTGCTTGGAAAGCGGCTTTGGATGTTTGGAATGATGATTGCACAAAGGGGGTTTTGACTCTTACATTCCCAACATCTTGTTCAACAACTGACAATGAAACATTCAGTGGAAATGCCTGGTGTACCAACATTGATTTTGAAGGCTCAATTGATGGTGCAATCACAATGTCAATCACGTTTTTGATGGAGGCAACTGCTAATGCCGAGTAAGCCACAAAGTTTCAATGGTGTCATTGTTGAATTTGGTGACCCACAGGGCACCCCATATAAGTTGTACGCCACATCATGGGCAACCAGTGGTGGTGATAGGCCTGAAATCGATCTGACCACCAGTGAAGATCAATTCAGGTACTCAATACCAGGTTTACGAGCAACAACCCGGTTCAGTTTTGAATGCATGTTCTACCCTGACTCAACCCAAACAACTCCTGACACTCCTGAAGAGTTCAGAAACAGACTGAACACATGGAAGCGGACATGCACCCAGGATACGTTGACCATCAAAATTCCTGATGGCTGCATTTCAGGTGATCCGCCAACCCAAGCATACAACGAAGCGTTCACGTCAAGCACGGCATGGGTCAGTGGTTTGACATTCACAGGTAGCATTGACAGCCCAATTGGGTTTTCAATTGAATTCATAATTGGATAGACATGGCACAAATTGAAATCAATGGAAAAAGTTTCAAAACCAAGTTGCTCACATGGCGTGAAGCAATGCAAATAAAAAGAATGAATGATGAAGAAGCAATGGCAGAAGAAATGGTGAGAGTAGGTCTGGGGGGTGCGTTAAGCATTCAAGAAATTCAGGATTTGCCCCTTGAAACAATGACCAGGTTGATTGATGAAATATCAATTGAAAATGGTGTAACTGGTGACTGATGAAGAAAAGTTTTCATTCATGTTGGCTGAAAAACTAGGTGTGTTTCAACGTGATTTGGTTGAAAAAATGACACTCAAAGAGGCTATGGGGTGGGCTGAATACTTACAAAGCAAAAATGGCAACAGTGGCGGAAAGACTAATGACATGGATGCGTTGAAAGATCAAATTCAAACCATCATGAGGCATGCACAATGAGCAACAGCAAAAAAGGCAGTTTGTTTGTCAACATCGGCGCAAGGGTTGGAGGATTCAAAAAAGGTTTGGATCGTTCAATGAGGATGTTGAGAGGCTACAAAAAGCGAATTTCAAAGATGATGCCAAAGATGCCAGGAGGGATGCTGGGCATGATGGGTATGGGTCTAGGGCTGACAGGCATGATGGGTGTACTGATGAACTCATCACCCAAGTTTGCAAAGGCCGTTTCAAAAATCACTGACCAAATAGTGAACCTGGCTGCCCCAATTGGTGATGCACTTGCCCCAATGCTGTCTAGGCTTGCAGATGCATTGCCAGGGATCGTTGACAATGTTTTGGAGTTTGGACAAACGCTGGTTGAGGGGTACCAATTGATCCAGAGCAAACTTGAAGATTTTGCATCAAAAGCAACTGAAGCAGTCTTAAAATTTGTCACAGGTGTTGACCCATCAAAGGCAACAAACAAAGAAGAAATTGAACTGTTGCGTCAAATCCGTGACAAACTTGTTGCAGAAGGTAAACCGGCAAATGTTTCTGCTGTTGTGCAGCGCATGAAATTCGGCCAAACTTCAGATGGGCAACAGCGTCAAGCGTCGAATCCTCTTCTTGAATTTTTAGGCATCTAAGGCTTATTTATGGCATACGAACACAAAATTTTGAGGATTACAGACAACATCTCCGAAGATTTGTTTGGTGCTACTTCAAAGAATTTTGAGATCATCATAAAAAGTTGCATTCCAACCGAAAAGGATGATCAATCAAACACCATCAAACAATTGCTTGCTAGAGCAAATCAAGGTTTTTCTGGTTTATTCTTGAAAATTGGCTCACCCCCTTTGGTTGAGCATCCAACATTGGGTTTTCAGGATGGTGAATTAGGTTTTTCAACGTACCAGGGGCCGGCAATTCTTCGTTCAATAACGATTCAACGCATTGATGCAACTGCCCATGTGTATTCAATCAAAGGTGTCATTTCAGGATATGGGCCAAATGATGGCAACGACAATGCACCAATTCGGGTGTCAATGGATTCAGCAGGCCGTTCTGCCCCTTCATACCGATCAAACCCAATCATTCCAAACCAGGCAAGTGAAGCCCCAACCGCAACTGGGGTGTTCCAGGAAGCCGATTGGGAAACAACCAGTGGTGGTTTGCTTGGCACCGATGGAACTGATCCAAAATCAGAGACTTATCGACCAGCAGGGGATATAGGAGGAAACAAGATTGACTGGAATGGCCAACCAATCCCCCAAGTGGTACCACAAACTAGAATCACAATTGAGGTCATAAGGCGTTTACCCTATTGGGCGCGCGTTGCTGGTGGTGGTAGTGGTTCTATGCAATTGCAAGAAACAAAGATTCCAAACAGCAACGGTGATGCATTTTGTGCTGGTTCACTTTGGACACCCATTGGGGCAAGAAATGAAAAAGGCTTGTTGGGATTTGATCGTGGTGTTTTGCGATGGGAATCAACAAGCATGACTGCCCTTGAAGACGAGTACAGCATCTGCCGGTTTGTTTTGCTTGCTGATTATTGGAAACATGCAACACAAATTCCAAGACCAACATATTTCACTGATATTGGAGCAATGACAACGGGGGGGGATCCAAGAAATATCAAACATTACATTGGGGTGTATTGGTCACAGCCACATCTTGATTCATTTGAATTGGGAGATTGGTTCTTTCCTGGTGAAATTGCATATCTAACAAAACTCAGTGATGATTGTGGGCAAACCTGGCCATGATCATTCCCCCTGACACAACTGGTTTTTCAAACGTCAGGTTTATGAAGGTCATTGAATCTGAGGCGGTGCCAACTGATCCAGCTGGGGGGGTGTCGAACCGGTACCAATATCAGCTTGAATCAATTGTGTTTGACCCAGCAACAGGCGTTGTTTCAACGCCAACTGACCCATTCACATTGCCCAGGGCGTGTGTTTGGAATTTATGTGAAATCAACAACACACAAGCAGTTGCAATGGGTGTGACAATTGCAAATTTGCCTGGAACCTTTCAGTTGAAACCAATACCAACGGGGACAATTGTGCCGGCGTGGTTAAGTATGGATCAAGATGATGAATTCACTGGTTTTTGCATGTGGCCAAACCAGTTTGATGGTGATTGTGATGGCTGACATTGAAAAAAACTTGTTTGAAGTTGCGTTGGCGGCAATGGGTTCAGCAGTTCTGGGCGTGTTTGGCTTTTTTTGGAAAATTTCACACAGGGTCAGTGCTAATGAAAAAGAGGTTCAAAACATACGTGAATCAGCTTCACGAGACTATAAGCAATTAAGGCGTGATGTTGACTATATTTTGTCAAAGGTTGATTCAGCTGACTCAAAGTTGTATTCAATCGTAAAAAATCTACCAAAGAAGGATTGAACAATGATGAATGCAAAACAGTCAAAATATCTTGCAGTTTGTGAAGGCTTGATGGTGATTTCAATTGTTTGTGCAGCACTGTGTGTTTTTATTGGATGCCAAACAAATGGTTTTCAGTATTTGCCTGATGGTGAATTGGCTTCACCTGGGGCGATGAGAAACGCGGCGGCAACAGCAAGGGCTGAAGCCGATGCGCTTGATGCAATGGCTGACAGGCAGAACCAGGGCATTGCAAACATCATTGGGGTTGTCGACAAGGGGGCCGAAATGATGGGCGCGCCAGCAGTTGTTGGGGGGCTTCTTGGGGCCGTTTCAACTCTATTTGTTCCGCCACCAGGAACACGGAAAAAACAAGAAAAACTGGTTGAAGAGGCAAAGAAGAAAAAATGACATTCAGAACGTGTTGCTGTGGCACCAGTGGCGGCTGTATATATACGGCATACAACCCAATTGATGGTGATGACCCCCCAGTGTGCTTGCATAGCACCAGTGAAGAACTGTATCTGAACATTCCAAGGCCTGCATACACGGTTGAAACAACTGAAGTTTGCTTAAACCAGGCCGGCCAGTTCCCGGTTTGTATTTGCGATGGCGAATGCTACAGATTTGGAGTGACCGCAACCGCTGCAAGTGATATTGAATGCAGGTATGAACACTACAATGCCCAAGGAACAGAATCTCCCCAGGCAGGGGAAGACGCACCCTGGGTGTACACCACCGGCATCATTGGCAATCCAAACTTCAACCCTGGCCAGTTGTGGCCTTTTGCATTGGCAAAAAATACTATTGACATAGTGCTTGATATAACTGGCACGTCCCCCTGTTACAACTCGCCAAACGTGAACACGTCAAAAAGTGACGCAACATGCATTGCTTTTGGTCATGGTTTGGCTTCTGCGTGTTCATCGGCAAGATGGACAAATGATCCAGGTACAGGGGCTAGAAGATATTCAACCAAAACACAGAATGACATCATTGAAACTGGTGAGGCTCTTAGGGGTGACAATATCAATACAAATGGTGCTTGCACTAGCGAAGTGCCAACAACATATTCAACTGGTGAACAGTTTGATTGGTTGAAAAACTTTCATGATCTCAACTACCAGTTCACGCAGTATTTTTGGGATGTTGCAAACCAGCAAGTTTCAACAATCAATGTCAGAACGGCAAGTGAGTGTTTGATTGCCGTTTTTCATCGTGAACGATGGTGGAACAGATATTTCAATTCACTTGATGCAGAATTGCCAACAGATCCCCCTGCAAATTGCAGGACATTTGAAAAAGTTTCGTTTTCATGTGCGGGTATTCCCGTGATGGGATTTGAAATTATGGATCTGAAATACAATGATTTAGTTGCAGAAGGTGGAAACCCTGAACGAATTATTGAAAGAATCTTCACAGGGCAAGCAATGGTTGTTGCTGATCTGAGAGCAATGGAAAATGTTGGGTTGTTAGAACTAAAAGATTGGACAAACGAACCAATTGATCCAGCATTTCCGCTGAGAACATCAATGCCAACCAATGGAGAGCCAATCCGTAAGCAGTGGCAGTATGTAAACAATGGGCAAGTTGAATCAGGGACGTTCTACATGGCAGCACGACCTGGGGGCTGGTCAATCATTTGCAATGGTGCAACAAACTCTGATGCAAATTGGCCACAAATACCAAGAAATTCATCAACATTCAGCCCTGTTTGTAACGGCACTACGGGTATATATCCACAATTTGAGGCTTATGCATGCATGAGCGCGGCACCATTTCCAAACCCGAATGAAACATGCTTGTTTTCTGGGTTTGGCTGTGGCAATTGGACACCATGCCAAGGGGCTGCACCAAATGGATGTATTGAAGGCCCACAAATCTTGAGAATTGCTGAACAAGAGGCCTGGGCGGCTAGTTGTGCAGGCATATTGTTCAAATATACTTCATATTACTTGCGGCCAGCAGGCAAAGGGACAGCAATTGAACCCTGGAATTGCCAACTACAAAATGAAGCAACCCTGGCAGTTGTTCCAAACGGGCAAACGTCGGGAACTGGTAACCTAGATTTGACGGCGTTGCGTGAACAATTGTTTCACAGAATCCCATTTGAGGTTTCAAGATCATTCAGAAATGGTTGGGGTACAAACATAGGCAATTTGTGTTGTGGTGGTGAAGGGATATACCAATGCAGTCAAACCTTTTGCCCAGCAACATCGCCAACAACTGGAAACTGCTGATGTTTATGACACCAGGGCAATCAGGTTCACACGATTCAACCCGAAGAATTGAACCAAACAAGCCGGTTCAAACAGGCTTGGGTGATTGGGTTGCAAGCAAACTTGAAAAAATTGGGATCAAGAAAAAACCTGGTTGTGGTTGCCAAGGCCGGCAAGACAAATTGAACAAATGGTTTCCATTCAAGAGTTGACAGACTTATCGCCGAAGATTAGATTCAAGCAGCACCAGCGCGGCACAATGTCTGATAATGGATGAGATGTTCCATCAACACTTTGCAAGTGTTTCAAATTGAAATTGTTTTTCATTTGGCAAATATGACTTGAAAAAAGTGCCGAGCAACTGCCCAACGAAAGGCGTTGTTCATGTCTAAAATTGTTTCTAAAGGGAATCCAAGTTGGGGTTCGACAATTCATTGTCACCCCATTGATTCGGTTGTTTTGCACAGGCTTGCTGAATTTCATGGCGGCATTTCAAAAGTCAAAGCATTTGAATCAGTTTGCAATCTTGCCAGGCTTGCCACACCAGGTTTTCAGGCTTATTTGGATGAAATGAACCCTGGCCTTCATGATCGTTCTGAAATGCCCAAAACTGTTTGGGTTCCCCCCTCAAGAGGCGATCAAACACCACCACCAGGCGTTCAACGTGTGTTCAGGGGTGGCATTGGCAAGGGGTATTATGAAATAGACCAAAACCCCCCAATCAGGTTCAGAGAAGGGGGTTCACGATGACATCAAATGACATTGAATTTTTGTGTTTGCTTGCACCCTTTGTTGTTTGGCAAATTTCATGGTTTTTCCGTTTTAGAAATGGGGGCAAATCATGACTGATTCAGCTGATCTTGAAAGTATCCAACAAATCAAAGACGGATTGATGAGTCTTGCCTGTGATGTTGCACAGTTGCTTGCAATTTGCGCGGCAGCAAATGATGAGGATCTTGAAGCAACAGCCCCAGGTGCCATGATCACTATTGATGCGGTTTTGAAGAAGATGCGGCCCACAATCAAGGCATCAGTCATCGTTTCTTCTGACTTGTTGGCTTCTCTCCGCGCTGGTCGAGTGGCCAACCCTGGGCGGGTTTCGTCGGAAATCCGCCCAGGCTCAGAAGGGGAGGTGCAAAGATGATGACACTTTGGGATTCACGCGAACATTCAAACGCAGCAAGAATGGCAACACTTCCTAGGCTCAAGACCAGGAAACGCAAAATTCTTGATGCAATTGCTTTCAGAGCATCAACTGATGATGAACTGGAACAGGCCCTGGGTATCAGGCACCAATCATTGTCATCTGCCAGGCGTTCACTTGTTCTTGATGGCCTGGTTGAAAAGTCTATTGAATCTAGGGAAACATCTTCAGGGTGTTTGGCCCAGGTTTGGCGGATTACTTACAAGGCTGAAATCATGCTGAGGAGAAAAACCGATGACTGATATCAGATCAAGGCGTTTTCTTCTCCTGGATGTTGCTTTGAAGGACAAGCCGGCGTTCAGATCCATTCTCAGAGGCCTGGGGGGCAGAATCGACTGCTTGCCCCCTGGGCTGTCTGATTCACAGCAAAAGGCACTTTTGGTTGGTTGGATCACATCCGTTTGGCAGTACTGTGAACACGTTTCCAGGCGTTCATTTGATGATATTGATGATCTGTGTGATGCAGCGTGTGTGCCTGTTGAGTTGATTGAAGAGATGATGAAGGTGAAGTGGATTGTCAAAGCCAAAGGAGGCAAAAACGGCAAGAAAATCACGGTGTTCATGTGGGTCAATTCACGCGGTGAAGTTGGTGCAAAGATTGGTCAAGAGGATGATATCGGTGCCGTATCGGTTTCTGAAACAGGCCCAAACGGGGGGGGTAACCCCCCAGCACAAAAGACAAGACAAAAAAAGACAAAAAAGACCCCATTGAGATTGTCAACCAGTGAATGGGCAAAACAAGCGGGTGAAAGTCTTCAAGATAGGATCAAAGAGAGCCGGGCAAGGGGGTCTGCATGACCACAACAGTCACATTGCCGTTACCGCCAACAACAAACAGGTTGAGACTCCCAAAAGGTGGCCGTTTGATCACCACCAGGGAATACAGAGCCTGGCAGGAAGAAGCATTGTGGGCGTTACACAAACAGGGGTTTGTTCATGGGGGCAGTATCGAGTACCCACAACCAATGCAGTTGACTGTGAAATTGACGGTTCACAGGGAAACAAACCATGTGCAGGATATTGATAACAGAAGTAAGGGGAGTTTGGACATCTGCTCTGGGTTGATATATGAAGACGATTCCCAAATTCAACTGCTTATTATCGAACGTGGCGAGAAGAAACAACCAGGTTCAGTTGTTGTTGAGGTCAAAGAATGGGGTAAATGATGGGTTCACAGGCTTTCAAACGTGCAAACATCATGGGGGTGAAGGATTCTCCCAGGCCACAATTTAGAAGTGAGGGCCGCAAACTATGGAAAACTGAACGGGCAAAGCGGTTCAGGAACTGGGTGAGGGCGCGTGATTTGGGTATGTGCCGATTGTGTGGCCGGTCTGGTGAGGAGGTACATCACATCAACGGCGTTGACTATTTGCCAGGCGTTCTAGATCCCAACAACTGCATTTTGCTGTGCCAGGCATGCCACCAGGCCCAACACGGACATTGATCATGGGTACCCCCTCAAAAAATAGCCGTTCTGGATCCGACA